AGAGTCATTTACATATTGGTATCCCTTGTTACGGCGGACAGGTCAGTGAACCTACAATGACTTCGTTGTTAAGATTTATTCTGTTGGCACAACAAGCAGGACTTAACTGGTCATTAGACACTATGGTCAATGAGTCATTGGTTACAAGAGCACGTAACAACTTGATGGCTAAGATGATGACCAACAAGAGTGCTACACACTTTATGTTTATTGATGCTGATATTAGATTCCAGCCAGAGTCGATTCTACAGATGATGGCTTGTGATAAAGAAGTTATTGGTGGATTGTATCCTAAAAAAGCACTACCAGTTAACTATGTTATTAACCTAAAGCCTGAGACTAAAGTACAAGGCGATATCTTTACTGTTGACACAATGGGTACTGGTTTCTTATTGTTCAAGCGTGAAGTATATGAAAAGTTATGCGCCGCACATCCCGAAACAAAGTATGTTGACGATGTTGGGTTAGGTAAGCAGTACGAGCCTACTATGTATGCTATCTTTGACGTTGCCATTGACGCAAGAGGGCATTATCTAAGTGAGGATTGGCAGTTCTGCAGACGTTGGTCGGCAATTGGTGGCGAGATTTGGGCACACGGTAAAGTTCTGCTTAATCACATTGGACACTATGAGTTTGTCGGTGATCTCAGTAAGATGCCAGACTTTACTAGAAAAGAACACGTACCCGGAGGCGGTGTACTAAATGATGCTATTGACATGGCACAAAGAGGACAGCAATCTCGGGTTAATCAGTAGGAACTAAAATGGAAACAGAAAAACTTAAATTTAAAATTGGGTTGAGCGGTACAGTAGAAAAACAGCCACAATATAGAATTAGTGTTAACAGCCTCGAGTTAGCTTTGGGACATTTAACTGTTCCACCAGGGGAAACTGAGTATATTGAGTTTGAAGCTGATATCGAAGAAGGAAATAATAAACTTGAAATTGAGTTAGTTAACAAAGGATTTGGAGATACTGTACTAGACGAACAAGGTAACATTATTAGCGACTTAATATTGAATATTGAGAGCATTGAAATTGATGATATCGAGTTAGGAGCAATTAAATGGTCAGGCAGTGAATATCGTCCTCAATATCCTGCTAGGTATGTGTCTTCTTTTTATAAAGAAAACAACAAAACCCATCCGCCTGAAGTTATTAAGAACTGTGTAAACTTAGGGTGGAACGGCAAATGGATACTACCGTTTAAAAGCCCTTTTTACATTTGGCTACTGGAGAACTTGTAAGCTAAATATAGCAATATAGTGGAAATTCCATGTTTATTGCTAACTTATTTGAAAATTACGTAAAAGAAGATAACGGCCCGGAGGTTGTAGTAATATATCCTGGCCGTTTTCAGCCTTTCCACTTAGGACACAAAGAAGTGTTTACAGCCCTACAAAACAAGTACGGGCGTGATAATGTCTATATTGCAACCAGCAATAAAACAGAAGGTGCTCGTAGCCCTTTTAATTTCTCAGACAAAAATGTATTAATGAATGCGGCAGGTATTCCTGACGATCGCATTATAGAAGTCTCGAACCCATACAAACTACCCGATCAATTCAACGCTGAAAAAACTATATACATAGTCGTTGTAGGTAGCCCGGATCGTAATAGACTAAATCCAGACTCAACTAAAAAAGACGGTACAGAAAGTTATTTCAAAACATTAGATAACCTTCAAGGAACTGAAACCGCAGATAAACACGGCTATGTTATAATCGCAGACGAACGCAAAAAACAGATTACCTTAGGTAACAATACTGTAGATGTAAGCCACGGAACACAGGCGCGAGCCGCTTGGAACGCAGTTAGAAACGATCCTACACTGCGTTCCCAATTTTTAAAACAGATGTATGGCAGAGACGACGCAGAGTTAGGTCGTGTACTAGATAAGATTCCACAAGCAGTAAATGAAAACGGTGGCTATGTTCCTATGAACAAAAAAGAAGCCAACGATGATAGATTTAAAATGGCTCTGTCAGTGGACGTAGGCATTGGCGAGCCATATCATCAAGCAAGAAAGATGGGCTTGATGAAGGACAAAATACAAATCCTCGGCGAAGAAATACAAGCACTCAAAGAAAAGTGGAGTGCAAAGTACAAGCGTAGTATTAACTGTAAAAACCCTAAAGGTTTTAGTCAACGGGCACACTGCCAAGGCAGAAAAAAATGACCCAGTGGACCTGCAAAGGCGGTGATAAGAGCTGGGACGGGCATCCACTAGTATACCTTAAACCTGGACAACCTTGTCCTTACTGTGGGAAGAAGCAATGAAAAAATTAATTACTGTATTCTTATTATGGGCCGGTGTAGTATTTGCGCAAGAAGAAATCGCACCAGATCAATACATCGAAGCACAGCCACAGCAAAAGCCAACTAACTGCTGGCCACTTATGTATACCTTAGAAGGTATTAAAGAGCAAGGGCTAGTAGTAATATGGCAGGCTAAAAATCAAGACGACCAGTGGAAAAATAATCAAGTATTGTTTGTAGGAGCCAATAACCAATGGGTCCTACTAGAAATGAACGATGTAACAGCCTGTGTACTAGGTGCTGGAGCTGGTTATTATCTAATAGACAAAGCATACGGTGCTGGGGAATCAAATCTGTGAGCCCAGTAGATACTACACAACATCGTACAATGACATTTGATGTTAAGGCAACTTGGCACGACATGCCTCCTCCAGTGTACAGAATATATGTAGACAACGACTTAATAACCGAACGTGATTTTGTGTGGCCCGGACACGAAATATATATTAAAGAAAACTTAGTATGTGATCTAAGACCAGGTACACACGTACTACGTGTAGAAAATGCATCAAAACACGGTGAATTTAAACTAAACAGATTAAGAATAGACAATGTAGAACAGCCTAAACAGCCCGGAAAAGACGGGTATGATCTCAAGCAGTGGACTTTCGTCTGTGATCTTAAACAAAGCTAAATATACTAATATAGGTATCTAACTATGAAAACTACAGATTTTTTAAACGAAAATTGTGCTATTGCTCAAGAAGCAGAAACAATGCACAAAGATCACGAAGTACAAATGGCTCGTAGTCAACTATATGCTACAGCACAGGCCGCTATTGAAATTCACCGTATGTTAAAAGGCATGAGTGAAATGGAAGGCTTAGAGGGCTGGGTACAGAGCAAGATCACACTAGCCGCAGACTACTTAAACAAAGTTCGCGATTACTTACAATACGAACAGTTTGAACAAGCACAAGACGAAATGATGGAATTTGTTCCAGAAGGTGCTGAATATGCATTTGATAAACTTGTAAATGAAACAGCATCAGCAGGTGGTACAGGTGCTGGCGCAGTTGCTACAAGCATGGGTGGTGGTAATGGTTTTGCTAACGGTGGCCCAGGTACAATTAAGCGTGTTAAAGAATTTAAAAACAGTGCTAAAAAAGCATTTACTAAAGAACACAAAGTAAAATGAAAGACCTATTAGAAAAACTTGATTGGATCTTTGCTGGTCATAAGGTAGGCCAAAAGGATGGCGACCAAGTGCGTGGTAAGGAAAAGGCTAAAAAGAAAAAGCGTAAAACTCCTTACCAAGAGCATCCTTTTAAAGGACGACTAGTAGGTGGTGGTGGAGCCGCAGAAGAGATGGAAGAAACTGTAGAACAAATTGCTGAAAGTTTACGCAAAGAATTAGCCGAATATGGTGCACCAGGATCCGGCATAGACACTGGAACAAGTGGAAGCAGAGAAGAAGTAGCACAAATGCGTCAACAACAAAAAGCACAAGCAGATCAAACTGACGCTCAGGAAGATAGTATTGAATCACAAATAGCCGGTCTTAGAGCTCAAATGACTGCTATTAAAAAATCCCCAGAGCCTATCCCAAACCCAGCAGACCCTCAATCAATAATGCAGACTGCGGCAGCCAAGGCTCAAAAAAGAGAAGAGGTTAAAGGAGTGGCTCAGCAGATCCGTCAATTGGCACAACAGTTAGGACAAATGAGGTAATAGTAGTCATGCATTTAAATAATCTTTTTAACGAAACTATTAGAAAAGAAGGTGACAAGTACGTTGTCCGTAGTAAGAAGGGCAAGAGTATGGGCAAGTATGATTCTAAAAGTGCCGCAGAAAAGCGTCTTAGACAAGTTGAAATGTTCAAGCATATGGCTGAAAGCATTAAACTGTCAGAAGCAGAACGTGACATACAGGTAGAAGTTCCTGGTATTGGTGTTTACACTGCTGACACATTAAGTTCTAACATTATACAAAGCATTGACAAATTACACAGAGCCGCACAAGCAGGCGACTGGGAGCAGGTCGAATACAGTTTAGATCCAAGTAAAATGGGTGCTACCTTATTAACCAAAGCACAAGCATTAGTACAAGCATTAAAGCAGAATAGATTATTAGAAGCAGAGCCTGTAGGAACAGCAACTTATACCACTACAGGATCAGGAATTGTTGTTCCTGAACCAAAACAAACAAAGAGTTCTACATATCAAAATATTGCAGATATGAATAAAATCGTAGATGCTAATAAGATAAAAGTAGGACAAAAAATTAAGTTACCTGATGGATCATCTTACAAGGTACAAAAAGGTGATACGCTAGGGAAGATTACCCAGGATTTTAATAACCGAACAGCACGAGCCGGTGCAGGGGGAGGTGCAGGAAAAGCACCATCCGGTTCTAATTTATCTGCTTGGGAAAAAACAAAAAATTTAGTAAAAGATAAATTAACAGGCCAGTCTTCTTCTACCATGCAGGCGTTAGATACAGCGTCTGGAAAAACACCACCTCCCAAACCAATAAAAGGAGCAAGAATCGATACTCCACCTGTCTCTGACACTATTTCTGACGTAGAAAGAACAGCCCAAGATAAAACAAATGCCGCAGGCGAAAAGAAACCAGGAACTATTAGAAAGGTTGCGGGAGGAGTTAAAAACGTTGTAGGGACAACCGTCGGTGCTGGTGCAAATCTTGCAGGGAAAACGTTTGGTGCTATGATGTATGATCAAGCCTTTGGTACTCCTGACACAATTAAAAACTGGTTTGCTGACTCTGAAAATCAATCTGTCAGAGACTTTGGTGACAAATATTTAACATCAAAAGAAGGTTCGTTATGGAATGCTGTAGGAAGTGAGGAATTTGGCAATCTAGCACTAGATGATCAAGCACAAGTTCTTAATCATATCGGAATGGGAGTTGCAGGCGGAATGGCAATGATCCCAGATAAAGTCGTAAAGTGGATAAACAAAGTCCCCGGACTCAAAGAAATACCGTTTGGTTCCAAAATTTGGAATAACGTGATGCCAAAAATGTTTGGTCTTGGTTCTGCTCTTAAACTAAGAGGCGACTGGCAAGAAGCACAAGCAACTGGCAATTATGGAAAATTTAACCGACGTTTAGCGACAGCAGTATCGTATGGTTTTATAAAGCATCCAGCAATATTTTTTGCTACTATGGCACTCGTTGATCCAGATTTTGATGAGACACGAGCTAAGATAGGTGATTATATAGTAGACAAATATAATAGTGCTTTAAACGTTAACAAAGGTGACCAACAGGCTACAATTGGTCATGCCGCAGTTTACGAGTCAGTGTTATTTGAACTTTGGGCCAATGATATTGCTTCTGAAATGTTAAACGAAAAGAAAAAGATTACCAAAAAGAACGACCCATGCTGGGACGGTTATCACATGGTAGGTACAAAGAAAAAAGACGGGCGTGAAGTTCCTAACTGTGTACCAGGTAAAAAAGGTTAGTTATGAAAATACGTGACGTTATTACCGAAGCACCAATGGAGTACGAAGGCGAACGTGAGAAGCAACCAATAAATCCAATTGGTGTGATAAGACAAGTTAAAGGTATTAAAGATATCGCCGATAAACCCGGTGGTCTTAAAAAAGAAGTAGAACGTCAAGCAACTGAATATATTAAAAATAAAACTAGAGATGATGCTAGTTCAAGAAACAGAGCAGGTGACAAAGAAAATCAAATCACCGGCATGTGGGATAAACTAAAAGGCATTTTTAGTAAAGACTAAATCAAGGAGGTAATGTGGCAAAACTCAAGCACGGTGAAAAGGGTCCATGGGAGACCCGAGCAAAATTCAAAAAATCCGGGCAGGGTGCCGGTCGTAAAGTTTCCAAGCAGATGATGAATAAATCAAAGCGTAGAAGTTACAAGGCATACCGCGGACAAGGTAGATAAAGAAAGAGGTACGGGGTGGTAGCAGATTATGAACATAATTTATTTACATGGTGCTACCGCCACGCACGAGAGCTTTAACTATATCAGAGACCATCTTGGCCAAGATGGTATTAGCATAAATTACGATAGCAAAGACGGGTTCCGACATAATTTAGAACTTATGAAGGAAGAACTGATTGCGACCAACAAGATGTTTTTTATTGGGCACAGTTTAGGTGGTATATATGCTCTACATTTAGCAGATAGTATGCCTAATCAAGTTCTCGGTGCTGTTACACTTAGCACACCCTACGGTGGTGCAGAAATGGCAGACTTTGCCAAGTTCTTTTTACCCTACAATAGATTGCTACGTGACATAGGTCCTATGTCTTGGGCCATGCTAGTAGCAAAGCAGATTAAGATACAGCATCCTTGGACCAACATAGTTACAACACAGGGTAATGCACAATGGTTGCCACAACCAAATGATGGTATATGTACGCTGTCTAGCCAAAAGTACCGCGAGGGTGATATGGAAATCGTAGAAGTACCGTATAACCATTATGAAGTTGTACTCAATGATCAAGTGATTAAAATCATCCAAGAACGAATAAAAAAAATCAAATAATTTCTTGCTATCCTGTTTGTACTGCTATATAATATTAGACTTTACAAACAGGAGATTGACATGTCAAGAATGTTCAGTACCGAACAAAAAGCAAAACTAACTCAACTATTCAACGAAGGCATTGCAGTTATGCAGGAAGTTGAAGACTTGAACGCAGGACTAGCTGATACCGTTAAAGCAATCGCTGAAGAAATGGAAATCAAGCCTAGCATCTTAAAGAAGGCAGTTAGGGTCGCATACAAAGCCAAACTTACAGATGAAAACAAAGACCATGAAGAACTTAACACCATTTTAGAAACCGTCGGAAGGACACTATGAGCTACTGGGGCTACCACTTAACACTTGATTGTAGTAACTGCGTTAGAGATCTCATCAAAGACGAAGATAATGTAAGAAAATTTGTCAGCACTCTACTAGATAGAATTGACATGAAACCAATCGGAAACACTTGGATTGAGTACACCGCTGGAGAATTTCCAGACAAAGCAGGACTCACCGCAGTACAGATCATTGTAACATCAACTATTGTAGCCCACTTCATTGACTTAACAGGGGACTTGTATTTGGATGTATTCTCTTGTAAGATATTTGATATAGCAACTGTAGAAAATACTGTAAGAGAGTTTTTTGGTCCAGAAAAAGTCCGTGTTAACTTCTTAACAAGACATGCAGGATAATTTTTGGAAAATATAAAAAACTTTTGGATTAAAAGTTACACCAGTGACCGCATAGCATTCTTTCTTGAACTGATTAGTTTTGTTACAACTGTCAGTTCAAGTGCTATATTGGCCTTTACAGCAGATAGCCCGGACATGGCCTTAATATATCCGGGCTTTTTTGTTGGTAGCATAGCAGGTGCGGTAGCATATTTACGCAGAGGACTTGGCTTCCCACTAATGTTGACAAGTTACTTTGCCTGCGTTAATGTATTTGGATTTGGAGTAGCAAAGGGATGGTGGTAGAGTGAGTTGGCGCTGTGGTGCTATAGAAAATAGCGTAGTGTTTTTCCCAGATGGTGCGATTAGACCCTGTTGTTTCATTGATTCAAGTTATAAAAAAGATATCACAGAAATTTTCAATGATCCGTTTGCAGATCTTAGAACTGGAACTGCTCCTGATGTTTGTCATCAATGTACTAATTTAGAAAAAAATAACATCGAAAGTTATAGAAGCAGTTTTAAATTATTCGATGACAGAAAATACAGATATCTAGATATAAGAAACTTCAATTCGTGCAATATGAAGTGCAGAACTTGTGGACCAAATAACAGTAGTTTGTGGGGTCAAGAACTAGGTTATAAAGATTTTTTAAAAAAACAAGAAATTAATTCTTATTTAGAAAAACTAACCAGCGATGATATAATTAAAATATATTATACCGGGGGCGAGCCTTTACTCAACCCCGACCATTGGAAATTACTAGAACTTTTAATTGACAAAGGGTACAGTAAAAATATTATATTAGAATACAATACCAATGGTACTATTGTAAAATACAAAGATAAAGACATCATTGATATATGGAATCAGTTTAAAGAAGTTTCGTTAATGGTCAGTATTGATGCAGTTGGCGAGGAATTCAATATACTCAGACACGGTGGAGATTGGAAAGAAGTTAAGGATAATTTATTAACTATGCAGTCCTGGCCTGTTAATTTATCTATAGCAGTTACTGTTAGCCTGCTGAACATTTGGTTTTTAGAAAATATCTTCACCGAACTTAAAGGTTTTAAAATTCGTTTGCACGAAGCAACAAGTCCTCCTTATCTATGTCTACCAGCAATAGATGAACGCTACAAAGAACAGGCATTAGAATGTTTAAATAAAATTAAAGAATACATTACAGAACCTAATTTTCAGTATCTGTCATCACGTCTAATAGATAATCATGACTGCCAAATATTTAAAGAAGCAGTATTACATGTTCTAATGTTAGATAAAAAAAGAAATGAAAATTTATTCGATCGACTACCTTTTAAGGATTATAGTATAATAGACGTATGAGTTACATAGACGCATTATTTGATAGGAAAAGTGATCGCATACATGTTGTAGAACGTGTCAAGGGAGAACGTGTCTACACAGAATATCCTGCGAACTATGTATTCTACTACGACGATCCCAAAGGTAAGTTCCGTACTGTGTATGGTAGTCCTGTCAGCAGGTTCAGCACCCGCAATGGCAAAGAGTTTCAAAAGGAAATGCGTATCAACAGCGGTAAGCGACTATGGGAGTCGGACATAAATCCTGTATTCCGTTGTTTAGAAGAAAACTACTTAGGCGCAGACTCACCCAAACTACAAACTTGCTTTTTTGATATTGAGGTTGACTTTGACCCAGTGCGTGGATTCAGTCCACCAGAAGATCCATTTAATAAAATTACTGCGATTACACTTTACCTTGACTGGATGGACAAGTTAATCACACTGGCCATTCCTCCCAAAAGTTTAAGTTGGGAGTCTGCAGAAGAAATATGTAAAGACTTTGACAACTGTTTCTTGTTCGAGCGTGAAGAAGAACTGTTAGGAACATTTTTAGATTTGATTGAAGACGCCGACATACTGTCGGGTTGGAACTCAGAAGGTTTCGATATCCCATATATGGTTATGCGTATTAAACGTGTACTCAGTGCAGACGACACAAGACGTTTCTGTCTCTGGGGACAACTGCCCAAGCAACGTACATTTGAACGTTTTGGTGCAGAGAATTTAACATTTGACTTGATTGGTAGAGTGCATATGGACTATATGCAACTGTATCGCAAGTACACATACGAAGAGCGGCATAGTTATTCACTGGATGCTATTGGTGAATATGAACTAGGCGAGCGTAAAACTCAATATGAAGGTACGTTGGATCAACTGTACAACAAAGACTTCAAAACTTTCATTGAGTACAACAGACAAGATACCGCATTGTTAGGTAAGATGGACAAGAAGTTACGTTTCTTGGATCTTGCTAACGAACTTGCACACGATAATACAGTATTGCTACAGACAACAATGGGTGCTGTGGCAGTTACAGAGCAGGCAATTATCAATGAAGCACATCAACGTGGTATGGTTGTACCTAATAGGAAAGGAAAAGATGAACAAGGAGATACGCAAGCGGCAGGTGCCTATGTTGCTTTCCCGAAAAAAGGAATGCATGACTGGATTGGAGCGATCGACATTAACTCACTCTACCCCAGTGCTATTAGGGCCCTTAACATGGCGCAAGAAAGCATCATTGGACAACTCCGCCCAATAATGACTGATCACTATATTCAAGAGAAACAAAGAGCAGGCAAAAGTTTTGCTGATGCTTGGGAAAATATGTTTGGCAGTCTTGAATATCAAGCAGTTATGAATGGAGAAGTAGGCACAGAGATTACTGTTGACTGGGAAGCAGATGGTAGCAGTGATGTAATGAGTGCGGCAGATATATGGAGACTTATATTTGACAGCAACAAGCCTTGGATGTTGAGTGCCAATGGTACTATATTCAGTTATGAACAAAAGGCTATTGTACCAGGACTGCTAGAACGTTGGTATGCAGAACGTAAAGAACTACAAGCCAAGAAACGTGAAGCAGAAACTCCGGAGGATATTGCGTTTTGGGATAAACGGCAGTTGGTTAAAAAGATTAACTTGAACAGTTTGTATGGTGCGATTCTTAATCCAGGATGTAGATTCTTTGATAAGCGTATTGGACAGAGTACAACACTAACAGGACGTATCATTGCTAAACACATGGATGCGTTTATTAATGAAGCGATTACTGGCAAGTATGATCACGTCGGTGAAGCAGTTGTGTATGGTGATACAGATAGTTGTTACTTTAGTGCGTGGCCTGCAATTAAAGATGATGTTGAAGCAGGACGTATGGAATGGAACAAGGAAATTGCTACACAGGTATATGATAACATTTCAGATCAATTGAATGAAAGTTTCCCACTGTTTATGGAAAAGGCCTGTCACGTGCCACGTGAGAATGGTGCGATCATTAAAGGTGGTAGAGAGATTACTGCTACTAAAGGTTTATACATTAAGAAAAAGCGTTATGCGGCATTAATATATGACTTAGAAGGCTTTAGATTGGATAAAGACGGTAAGCCTGGAAAAGTAAAAGCAATGGGTTTGGACTTGAAGCGTAGTGATACACCCAAAGTTGTACAAGACTTCTTGAGTGATATCTTGCTTGATGTACTAACTGGTGCAACCAAAGAACAAATATATGATAAAGTGCGTGAGTTTAAGTATGCGTTCCAAGAGCGTCCTGCTTGGGAAAAAGGTACACCTAAACGTGTTAATAACTTGACCAAATATACCAAAGCAGAAGAGCGTGAAGGTAAAGCAAATATGCCCGGACACGTTCGTGCCGCAATGAACTGGAACAACCTCAGACGTATGCATGGCGACAACTACAGTCAACAGATTGTAGATGGTATGAAAACTATTGTATGTAAACTAAAGGATAATCCACTAGGCTTTACTAGTGTTGGTTATCCCACAGATGAGACACACTTACCGCAGTGGTTTAAGGATTTGCCTTTTGATGATGGGCTAATGGAATCTACTATTGTTGATCAAAAAGTAGATAACTTATTAGGTGTACTAGAATGGAATATTGGTGCACACACAGACATCAAAACAACTTTTGATAGCCTATTCACCTTCGAATAAATAGCTATGTACAACAACATAGTGATATTCGATGAATCTAGTAGATTTAGTTAACTTTAGAAACACGTTACAGGACGGCATAGATTTGCAACCGTTACGTGAAGAGATTGATAAAATTATCAGTCATCATGTTGACAATATAGCCAATGTAGACCCAGAGTTTGCTGAATCATCTAATGCCACTATTGAACACTTTCAAACAATTAAGAATCAACTTGAATTGCATCAACCTAAGATAGTTGATACTATTAATAACCTTAATCAAGAAATACGTCATCGTACACAGAAATTTTTTACATCTAACTACACTGTAGAACGTCAGTTACAAGATGATGAATTTTTAACACAAAACTTACGTACATTAAGACATTGGCGTAATATAAGAATGGATAGAGACGATAGCCCTGACAAGCACATGTTAGGGGTAATACAAAAGCACGTTACCTATCAATATCCCGTATTAGAGATTGGTTGTAGAGATGGAGAGTGGACTAAGTTTTTAGTTGCTGGTGATCCATTATATCTAGCAGAATATACAGAAGAATTTTTACATAATGCTGTTCATCAGTTTACTAGACAGTATGTGCCGAGAGTACGGCAATATCAAATCAAAAATGATACCATTGAGAATTTGCCTGTAAATCAATTTAACTTTATCTTTAGTTACAATTTCTTTAATTATTTGTCCTTTGACAGTATTAAGGAATGGATGCGTTCTGCACACGAATGGTTACGTCCAGGCGGAGTTATTATGTTTACCTATAACAACGCCGATTTTGGTTACGGTGCTGGTATGGCCGAAAGTGGTACGCAAAGTTACTGTCCAATGAGTTTGCTCGTTCCTATGTGTGAAAGCATTGGATTAGAGTATCACGATCATAAGGATTATGTTGAAGACGTAGGTTACACACCGCTAAGTTGGATACAATTTAAAAAGCCAGGAGAGCTTACGACCATCAAATGGGCACAGGCCATGGGTGAAATTAAACCATACAACACTTGATTTTCTAAATACAATCTGTTACAATTAATCATCTTTACATGGAGATCTAAATGAAAGACTATTTACAAGACATAGTTAAGCACACTCACGCTCTTGGTTTTATTGATTTGGTAAAAGTTACGGGTAGTGCTACAGAAACTAAAATTGATGCAGTCAGCGAAGATAGAACTGCAATTATTCAAGCACAATTTCATAATCCGGTTCCAGACTTTGTTGGAACATTTGGTATGCCCAACCTAGGCAAACTCAATACTATTCTTAACATTCCAGAGTACGCAGAAGATGCTAAACTAACTGTTAATAAAACAGATGCAGGTCCATCAGGTGTACACTTTGAAAACGCCGCAGGTGACTTTAAGAATGATTATAGATTTATGAGTAGCGAGATTATTAACGACAAGCTCAAAGCAGTTAAGTTTAGAGGTGTTAACTGGGGTGTAGAAATTGAACCAACAGTAGCCGCTATACAAAGACTAAAGTTTATGGCTAGTGCTAATAATGAAGAAACTACATTTATTGCTAAAACAGAAGGCGGTAACTTAAAGTTTTATTTTGGTGACCATTCAACACACGCAGGTGACTTTGTGTTTGCGGCAGATGTTGCAGGCACACTTACTAAAGGGTGGAACTGGCCAGTAGCCGCGGTAATTGGCATATTAAGTTTGTCGGGAGACAAAATGATTAGATTTAGTGATGATGGTGCCGCACAAATTACTGTTGATTCAGGACTTGGTGTTTATAACTACATACTTCCAGCACAACAGAAGTAATGCAGAAGGTTCGCGATACTTATTGGGAGCGTAGAGGCTATGTTTCTGGCACCTGTATGTATCACGATCCAACTGGTATCTGTTATCTAAACATACCAAAAAATGCTAGTACCTTTCTTAAAGAAAATCTTATCAAACACGAGTGGCGTATGCTTCACAATAGTGCTAGGATTCTGCGTCGTCAGACCACTAACACTATTATTGTACTGCGTGATCCTATTAGGCGTTGGCTTACAGGCATAGCACAACATATAACCACTAATTTATTTGGTAAAGATTTTGGTAGTACGCACTTTTTAGAGCAGGCAAATGATCTTGTAAATAGAATCCTAATAGACCAAGTTGCGTTTGATGATCACACTGAACAGCAGTCTTGGTTTATTGAGGAATTTAGAGAGTTTTTAGTTAGCCCAGTTTATTTTTACTGTGACGAACATTTAAACAAAAACTTAGATCATTGGTTTACCGCAAAAGGATTGGACTATAATTTACAACAGCAAGAGTATGTAAATGTAAGTGAAAATAACTATGATAATAAAAATCTAGTTGACTATTTTCAACAACTTGTTTACAATAACACTATGTACGAAATACATCTTGCTGAATACTATCAACGAGATTACGATTTAATTTCAAGTGTACAGTTTTATCGAGAGGGCGAAGTTGCTAAATAATTTTACCCAAGGTGACGCTGTCAAGGATTTAGGATTATAATGGAAGATCAAGATAATCTAACTTCAAAACAAAACGACTACGCAATCTTTCTACCTGCCATATCTGGCTTCTACGCAACATTCATAGGCAAACAACGTGTTAACAACGATTATGTTGATCCTGCACGTATGCCTGCGGCTATACAAGATATGGAACAAATGAACTGGCTTAATGCACAAAAAGGTTTATTCCCGTACAAGTGGAGTTTGTACTCAGGTGGACATGCTAACTTGGATCTCAACAAAGATGATCCAAGTGAGGATATGGTTCGTAAACGTGATCCAAATACCCTTATCTTGGGTGACTCGGGTGGATTCCAAATTGCTAAAGGTCTCTGGGAAGGAGACTGGAAGGCAAATTCAGGATGCCCAAAAGCACAAAAGAAAAGAGACCTAGTTCTCAACTGGTTGGACAGTATCGCCAATTATGGCATGATACTTGATATTCCAACTTGGGTTATTCACGATAAAAAGGCCAGTGACGCATGTCAAATAAAAACACTACAACAAGCGGTAGACGCAACCAAGTTCAACAACGAGTACTTCATCAAGCATCGCAAAGGCGTCAACAATGGCGGCGCACGGTTCTTAAACGTCCTTCAGGGAGATAATCATACGTCAGCAGACGAATGGTATGAAGAAATGAAAGTGTACTGTGATCCCACAGCATATCCCGATAAACATTTTGACGGATGGGCAATGGGTGGACAGAATATGTGTGATGTACACTTGGTATTGAAAAGATTAGTTGCACTACGTCACGACAATTTACTACAAGAGGGACGGCACGATTGGATGCACTTCTTGGGTACTAGTAAATTAGAATGGGCAGTATTATTAACCACAATTCAACGTGCAGTTCGCAAGTATGTTAATCCAAACTTTACCATTAGTTTTGATTGTGCGTCGCCTTTCTTAGCAACAGCAAACGGACAAGTCTACCACGAAATACTTACTCCGCATGATGACAAGTGGAGTTATAGAATGAATCCTATTGCTGACGATAAGAAGTATAGCACAGACACAAGACTATACGGTACAGCCGCACTAGAAGATGGACTGGTGGACGTATTTGACGAAAGTCCCGTAAGTTTGCGTACACAGATGAAAGATATCTGTATATACAAACCAGGTGAAGAAAACAAGAATGGCAAAGTGGGCAAAACATCATGGGATAGTTTTAGCTACGCTCTACTAATGGGACATAATGTTTGGACACACATTGAAAGTGTACAACGTGCCAACAGAGAGTTTGATCAAGGAAACTACCCACGTATGATGCGTAACAGCACAGGGAAAATATTGTTTAAGGATGTAGTTGAAAGTATATTTTCTACACCCGATCGAGATGAAGCAGAAGAGATTATCAATAACCATAGCAAGTACTGGATGGAGATTATTGGCACTAGAGGTTTTAGTGGTAAGAAAGCAATGAATGCTAGAACACAGGCAGCCAAGCACATTGATATTCAGGGTAGTATCACAATCGAAAAAGAAGTTAAAGAAAAGTTTAAACCGGTCTTAGACCTTTTTGAGGAGATATAACATGGCGTATACACTTAGAATCAGACATCTCGAACAAGCACACGAAAATTTAAAGCAACGGGTAGCAGAACTACAAAAGAAACGTCCGTGGAACGATACTACTATTGCAAATCTTAAAAAAGAAAAATTGAGAATCAAAGATCAAATTGCTCAATTAATGTTATTAGAAAGACAAGAAGAGGATCTAGATTATGTTAGAGCGGAAGCTGACGACTATTGATAATCCAAAACTCAAAGACGCCTGTGAGTTATTTTGGATTTGTAAGGGACAAATACCCACAACAATGTATTACGAATATACCGTAAACGATATTTACAATGTATACTTTAGACGTGTATGGGGTTGGGATCCAAATGAAGTACTACACAGACGTGAAGGTTTTGAAGAAGCATACAACAAATTTCTAGCCAATTGGCCGGAGGCTTAATGAATCGAGAAGGGCATGAAGATGCCAGGTTGTTTCTAGGAACAGAAGTCGAGCATACACCAGCATACGGAGCCAAAACTCTGTTTGTAGTTGGTGTTGTACCTGTCAAAATTATATTAGAAGAAGCACTTAGACACAGTGTAGATCATGTTTACATTGGTGCTAACCATACTTTCTTAGAATGGGACGGTCCTAAGCGTTGGTGGACTGATATGATTGAAGCCTGTTTGCAGGAGGACTACTGGGTAACTCTCGAACTTAACACAGATCAACTTGCAGACTTACAATCAAGATTTACTAGGATAATTGAACACAACAAGTTCATTCCTATGATATCTGTATCTTTGCCCAATATTAGAAAATTAAACTACAACGCTGTTCTTAAACTAGACGACAAGGATTTCAATGCAACTAATCCTGGAGTTTGGGTACACAGCATACACAATCTACAAAAAAGATCAGTGTTCACAGACTGGTCTAAATATACACAAGATCAAGTACTTGATGTAGAGATACCCAAAGACGAATGAGAATAGCACTTACTGGCCACAGAAAAGGGTTAGGAGAATGTTTATACAAAACTTTACTAGACCTTGGACATACCGTTACAGCGTTTGATATAGTTGACGGTTATGATATCAACAAAAAAGATGTACGAGCACAAATATTATCATCAACACAAAATTGTGAAGTGTTTATTAATAATGCCTATAGTGCCCCTGGTCAGTTTGAACTATTAAAGTTGACTATTGAATCTGAACAGTATAAGCATGTTATACATGTTGGCACCCATGCTACTAAAATACCAAAAGATGTAATGGATCGTGATCCAGACTGGTTAAAACAAAAACTCATTGATAGAGAAATGTACTTAAAACAAAAATCTTTGCAGGAGAATTATGTACACATGATAAGAGATAAAGTTGACACACTAGTTAGTACAATTAATCCAGGGTATATGGAAACTAGTTTACTTACCGGTCCTATTACCTTACCTACAGTTAGTCTCGATGATGTTTGCTCTACTATAGTTTTTCAACTTAACATGGGCGAACGAGGTGTATATATTCCTGACATTGATATATTCCAATCTTCTCGACATCCACAACAAAACAGTATATAATAACACTATGAATCAAGAACAAAGACAAACAGTTGACAGAATAATGACGAAGGCTCAAAGACATATTTGGGTCACATTTCAAAAAGAAGGTGTTCATATGTACCCAGGTGCAGACACTGATCCCAAACTAGCAACAGGTGATTGGGATGATGTTGGCTTCTTGGGTATTCCGCATAGACACATATTTCATTTTAGAGTAGGCATTGAAGTGTTCCACAATGACAGGGACATTGAATTTATTCAATTCAAGCGTTGGCTTCAAAGGTTGTACGAAGGCGGTGTTCTTGAATTAAATCATAAGTCATGCGAAATGATCGCTGATGGCTTATATCTAAAGATTGCAGATCGTTATCCGGATCGTGCAGTTACTATAGAGGTAAGTGAGGACGGCGAAAACGGTTGTACTATCACTTACAACACAAGTCAACCTTACCAATCAATAAAAATCTAAGGAGATTACAATGGCCGCAACTTGGCTAAAAAAATATCTCACAATGAAGCCCGAAGTTAAGCAAATCTTTGATGACCTCGATGCTTATCGTGAGTTCTGCGTTGAACAAGGATACAACTACGACGAAAGACATTTATATCACGAGAAAACACCCTGGGGGGAGTTCCAACGTGTACAAAATGGCAAAAGACCAAAGGACAATTGGTATTTTGTAAAACACAACAACCATAGGAACGGACGATAATGCGTAAGTTATGGTATATGGGACTAGAGCCCTACAAAGCTCGTTATACACTACAGTTACAAGAGTGGAATCGTGCTGTTTTTGAGCGTCGCGGTATTGATTATGAAATCGTACCCGGCGATACATTAAGTAACGACCAGGCTATTGTTACTGGGCAAGTGTTAGATGCCCATGGCCGTACATACTTTGGTATGAGTCAGATGATGAACCTGGTACGTAAAATGAAGGCGGGTGAAGTTACTAACGAGGACGTTGTCTTATTTGAAGACATGTTCCAGCCTGGTATTGAAAGTTTGCCTTACATTATGCAACAGTGTGATCCAGCAATGAATCCTAAAATTGCTGTACGTTGTTTAGCACAGACTATTGATCCAGATGACTTTGTTCACGTATGGGGCATGCAGAAGTGGATGGGCTTATATGAAAAGATGGTCGACAACTTTGCTGATATTATTCTTGCCAGTAACGAAGAAATGGTTATGCACATGAAGGTGGCAGGTTGGGAGAATCCTAACATCTACAACATCAGTGGACTAGCGTTTGGCAAAGAGGAAGTACGCAGTAGAGTCGCAGGCGAACTAAAACCATTTAAGGACAGAGCGTATCGTGTTGGTTTTGCGGCACGTTGGGATCAAGAAAAGCAACCAGACTTTTACATGGACTTGATTGAACGTTATAATCAATTGAAGTTTGAACGTGGT